TGTTGCTCAGGTCCCGCAGGACGGCATGACAGGTGTTTACGCCCTGCTCAGCGTAGAACACATACTGACCGTCCACGTCGACGGCGAGGATATCGATCCCGGTGTCTACGGCAGTGACCAACGACCCAGGCTCGGTGCTGGTGTCGTTCTCGAGCACCTGGCAGGACTGCTCTACAGGGTCTCCGGCGGTATCGGTCAGCCCTTCGACCGCGTCGAAAAGGTCGTCATACACAGGCATGTACGACCGGCCGATCATGTACGCCAACCAGTTGAACTCCTCGGCTGGCACCGGCTGCCCATCGGGGTAGCCCTGGGAGATCTGCGCGTCGATGGGGCGCGCTGGAGCGTGGGGCTCGCCAGTGGCGGTGGCTACGGCGCCCCAGTCGAATGGGCTATCGATGGTGGTCATGGGTAGAGCCTACGGGAGAGGATGGTCGTGCCCCAGGTGGTGCCAGAGCCAGCGTAGCCCGGGAGGGCCTCGGTGAAACACCAGCCCACGCCGGCCGGGATGGCGTCACCCAAAAGGCGCACGGTGGCGTTGGCCTCTTCGGTTGACATCCACGACGAGCGGAAAACGGAGATGTTGAGGCCGGCGGGGTAGAGCCCGAAGTAGCGGGCCGAGTTGGCCAGGGTGACGTCGCGGGCGATGTCGATCAGGGCGTCGATCGGGTTTTCGATCCCGTGGCGGTACAGGCGGAGCACCCGGAGCCTGGCCTGCACGAACCGGCGGAGCTGCACATCCGTGAGCCCGTCGTAGGGCTGGCCTACCAGGTCGGCCCATCGCCGGAGGTGGACGCCCTGGGCTGCATGCAGCGTCATCCCGTCGAGCACGGAGAAGGCTACGTCTTCCAGCTCCTGGATGCCAGCCCCGAGCCCCTGCAGGAGTCGCGACACTCTGGTCTGCGCCTGCATCGCGGTGGGCATCGCCCGGACCAGCTGCTCGGCATGGTCGGGGATGTAGCCCGCGGCTAGGGGTGGGGCGGCTGTCATCAGGCCACCACGTTCGTGCCGAGAATCGGGAACTGGATCGCGGTGGGCTCAACGAAGGCGACCGCGCCGGCTCCGATGTCGAAGGTGACGGTCACCCGGCGGATCCCAGCCACATCGTCGGCGATCGGGACTTCGATGTCGAGGTCGTCGATGGCCCCGCCAAGGGCAGCGTTGTCCGCGAACCAAGCGGTCACAACGGCCTGGACGTCGGTGTCCACGTCGCCGAGGGCGTAGCCGTTCTCCAGCGCTACAGTGGAGAGCACATTCACGGTGAGCGTCGCCGCGTAGTACCAGCGCACGGTCTCTTGGTAGCCGTCGGAGCGGGTCACCGTCGCAGTGCTGGTGCCGTTGAGGTAGATCCCGGGGTCGGCATGCCGATACAGCAGCTCCGCCAGCTCCTGCTCCTGGGCCGTGGTCAGGGTGGCCGGGTAGACGCAGACCGCCAGGGAGTTGGCCTGTAGGGTGAGCCCGGAGACGACAGCCACGGCCGCGGTGCGGTTGTTGGCGGAAAAGGCACCCTGGACGTAGTCGAGAGCGAGGACGCGCCCCTGGATCGCGGCCAGGGTGCCAGAGCCTCGGTTGGCCAAGCTGCCCGCCTGGCGTAGCCTGTATGCGTTGTCGGTCTCGAGGTTCTCGCCGGTGGTGGCCGCCGCAGCATTGGTGACGGAGACCCAGCCAGCCACCGGGGTCACGATCTCATCGATCTCGCCGACGGCTGCTGCTGTTGGCCCGTCCTCGGAAGCCTGAACCACAGTGTCGATGAATCCGGCGCCCGGGATGGTCACGTCCTCGGTGAGAGCCCACTGCGCTGTGTCGCTCTCGCCGCCGCCCCTGACCAGCTTCCCGGTCACGATGATGGTGCCGACCGTGCCTGTGATGGTCACGGTGCAGGTCGAAGGCGTCGGCGGGTCCCGGTCGATGCCGCGGGTTGCCCCGATGTCGTCCAGGTGGATCCCCGTCGCGTTGTTCGGGCTCCAGGCATCGTGGATCGACTGCGTGAGCTCCGACACGGCCCCGAGCCTGTCGGCCAGCACGTCCACCTCGATGGAGGTGTACAGGTCGGAATCCCAGTCCACAGCCGGGAGGCCCGCGTCCAGGTATGCGGCGTCGATGGCGTCCCGCATGATGGACGCGAAGTCCGAGGCCCTGGGGGCGACGTAGCCGGAGGAATCGAAGCCGTAGTCTGTCATGGCCGCCACCTCATGCGAGCACCGAGCCAGCGCGGCCCCAGAAGTTGGTCGTGAAGCTCATGGTGCGGGTTCCGGCGTCGGTGATTGTGCCCTGGATGCTCACGGTTCCCTCGTCTGTGGTGGCGTCGAGCGACACCGAGAGGGTACCACCCGAGACGCTGGCCTGCACATTGCTGACGGAGGTCACGCCGGGCACGGCGAGGGCCTGCCGGCGGACCCCAGAGCGCACGGAGGCCAGCGGGACGGGCTTCGTGGAGAGCCACTGGACCCAGGGCAGGCCGATGGTGACGTCCCGCAGGATCTCGCCCTTGTGTGTGGAGAGCCTGACCCGGATGCGCTGGGCTATCAGGTCGACGCCCGAGACCAGCCTGCGGCGGGCGGGGATGTCGAGGCCATCGAGGTATGTGTCAATCCTCATGTCACACCGCCTTGACCGTGGATGTCTTGTACGCCCCGCCCTGGAGAAGAACCAGAAGAGCGGCTAATTCCACAGTGGCGCCGCCTGCCAGGGTGATGCCAGCGATGATCTCCTGGAGCGGCCCAACCGCCCCGATAGGTCCGAACGCGCTGAGGAACGTCTCGAGGACCACGGCCCTTATCGCTGTCGAGTCTCCGAGCCTGACATCCCCGGTCCCGCGGTCGTAGAGCACAACGGCGCCAGCAGCGTAGGCCGCTGACGGCAGGGGGGCAGCGGGCGGCATGACGCCGGCGAGGAACACGGCATCGGTGATGTCGAAGCGGCGCGGGTCCCTGGGCACGTTGGCCTGGTTGCCCGTCGCCTTCCACTCGTCGATCGAGCGGTCGCAGATCAGGGCGGTCCCCCACTCACCTTCCTCGAGGTCCCAGGTGGTCGACCCGGACCACTGCACCGGCACGTTGGCGACAGGCGGGCGGACCCGGGGCAGCTTCTCGCCGGCATCGTCCTGGACCTGGTACGCGATGGCGATCTGGATAGTCGCGGTCTGGGTGACACGGTCGTAGGACAGCACCCAGGCAGGAGCAGCAACACGCACGGGCCCACGAGCGGTCTTGGCCGCCATCTCCTGGACCTGTGCTGTGGTGGGCTTGCGAGGTGCCATCAGGCGCAGCTCCTTTCGTTAGAGGGTAACACCGACCACCTCCACGTAGAACTCGGACCCGCGGGAGTCGCCCCGGAACCTGCACTCGGTACAGCGGTAGTCGCCGGAGATGGCTTCGGATTCGACCCGGAACGCTCGCCCGGGTCGCATGGAGGGATCGATGAGGGCCTTGATCTCGACTCCGGTATCGGTCTTGGTGGGGCTGCCCACGAGCCCGGTGGTCGGCGTGAAGAGGATCGCATCCTCGCCGGTGGTCGTGCCGGTCTCCCAGATCTGCAGGGTCCCGTCCCTGATGGTCCACTGGCGGCCGACCATGCCGCACAGGTCATCGAGGATGCTGCGAGCGGTACCGGACAGCGCGCGGCCGTAGGGGAAGCGCTCGTCATCGCCGATGTCATAGGCCCCGATGGGGAGCCCCAGTTCGTCGGCGACCACCTGGAACACTTGGCGCGCGGTCTGCTCGGAGGCATAGGACACGTCCATGAACGTGCCTGTGTAGGCCGTGCGGCCGTCCTGGGCCTCTACCGATAGCACCCGGTCGGTGGACTCGCGGCGCTCTTCGATGCCGTCAGGGATGGGCTCACCGTGGAAGATCAGGCGCTCGACGCCACCGCCTGACGAGTAGCCCACCAGCAGGCGGACAACCGCGCCCTCCTGCTGGGCCAGGGAGATGGTGTCTGGGGCGGGGTTGGTGATTGAGATCTTCGCGCTGTTCGGGGTGCTGCCGTCGTTCATCAGCACGTCGAACTTGATCCGCATCGGGCTCGACAGGGACCGGCCCGTGTCGCCCTCGGTTCCCAGTTGGGCGGTGACTATGCGGCCGAATTGGATCACACCGTCACCCTGATGTTAAGGCTGTTGGAATCTTCGACGGGGAGATCTGCCTCGTCGTAGTAGAGCAGGCGCCCGTCCTCGGTGCCGAGCTCTGCGCGCTCGCGGAGGTCGCCGAAGACCAGGAATGCCCCGGGCGGGCGGTTGGCTTGCAGGACCCCGGCCAGCGGGTCGAAGCGGCCCGAGAGCCTACGTCCCCGAGCGACGGCTACGCCGGCCTGGGTGTACAGGTCCATGTACCAGGCCTGCTGACGAGCCCGCCAGGTGAGGCGAGCCCGGTAGCGGGTCTGGTCGAGCGTGATCGTGTAGATGGTGCTCGGCTGGGCGACGAAGGCGGGGAGGGAGCGTGGCATCAGGCTGCGTCCTCTTCCTGCTCGTCGCCATAAAGGATCTGGTAGAGCCACGATGACGCGGCCTCTTCCTCGGGCGGGATGACGCCATCCGAGTCGGTGGTGTCGCTGGTCTCGGTAGACTCGCCGCTCTGCTCGCCTGCGTCCACCTCGGAGGCGAGCCCGTCAGCTGCAGCCGGGGCGGCCTGGGTCACAGGGATCTCGACGGTCTGTGACTCGACGATCACCACCTCGCGGAACTCGAGAGCGAAGCGCTTGGCTCCGTAGGGGCCGCGCTCGTTGGCCATGCTGGTCAGCAGGTAGCTGTCCAGGTCCTCGTCGGGGTAGCTGATGGTCAGCAGGAGGCCCCAGCAGCCCGCGAGGAACTCCGTAGCCGCCGCCTCCCGCTCCTGCCCTGTCGGCTGGTCGTAGGTCCTGCCCTCCAACGGGGAGCGCGTCACGGTGGCTGACGCGGTTTCTCGGATGGGCTCACGGATGGAGTGGTCGGAGATCGACGAGCCAGATTCGACCGGGTGGTCGGTGATGCGGGCGCGCGGATCACTGGCCTGCCTGGTGACGGCGTCGAAACTCCAAGACTCACCGTCAGAGCGGGTGATGATGAGGGGGGCGTCAGCCATTAGACCTCCGCTCCGGCGAGGGCTGCGAGAGCATCACGGTTGGAGCGCTCGAGGGCTTGCTCGACCTGCGCGGCGATGTCCTGCCCGTTCGCATCACCACCGACGGTGACGTTCACCTCGTTGCTCACGCTGGAGCTGCCAGCCCCGCCGGCCATGGCCGCGGAGGGGGCAAGCCCGGAGGCGTCAGTCATCCCCTGAACGGACGCTGTGGCCCCCTGTAGACCGTCGAGCAGTAGCCGCATCGGCCCGGAAGTGAACAGATCCGTCGCTGGAACGAGTACGCCCATCAGGATGTCCGCCACCTGCTTTGATACCGCCCCGAGCACCTTCATCAGCTCGATCGCCCGCTGGATCTGCGGGTCGAATTTCTCCGCAAACTCCCCAGCAACGAGCCCGACGAGCGTCCAGATCGCCTTGAACAGATCGATGAACGCACCGCCGATATCGACGACGAGCTGCAGATTCCTGGCGAGCACTCCAAGCAGCGTGTTGGCGTTCTTGTTTTTCTCGATGAACGTGCCGAGGGCCGAGTCGGCGCCCGAAAAGTAGGCGATCAGGTCGTCTATGATCAGGACTGTCCCGGCGATGGTGGCAGCGATGGCGGCGATGATGAGCACCACCTCCCAGAAGGCAATGCCGAGGGCTCCAGCGATCAGCGTGATCCCCTTGACGAGCACTGCGTACCCGGCAGAGATCCCCGCCCATGCCTTAGCCCCAGCGAAAAGCGCTAGGCCCGCCCCGATGACGCCGACAGCTACGGCGGCGGCCTCGAGGGCTATCGTGAGCGTGTCGATGATGTCGATTCTCGACACGAGGCCATCAATCGCCGTGCCGATCAGCTTGATCCCCTTCTCGATCCTCTTCGCCCACCGCTCGACGTTCTGGCGGATGAGGTCCCCGTTGGCTTTCGCCCAGTCGGAGAACCGCTGGAGCAGCTCGTTGAGGACCGGGAGCAAGCTCTGGCCCAGAGTGTTCCGCAGGCCGGTCAAGAAGGCCTTGGCATTGGTCAGGCCGTCGACGAACTCTTCACTCGCTGCAGCCCCTTCCGTAGAGAGCACCAGGCCCAGCTCGTGAGCCTCGATCCGGTAGTCGCGGATCGCGCTGCCGCCCTCGTTCAGCAGCGGCAGCAGTTTCGCGCCGCCCTTGCCGAAGATGTCGTTGGCAATCGCCATCTTGGTCGTCTCGTCCTCGAGCTTGACCATCTCGTCGGCGATGGCCTCGAGGAAGCCGAGTTGGCCCTTGGCCGCGGCCTCCTTCGCCCGGCCCTCGTCGCCGAACAGGCGAGTCAGCGCGTCCGCAGCCGTGCCTCCGGTGGTTTTCAGCTCATCCGTGCCGACAGCGAGCCGGCGCAAAGATGTCTCCACGTCCTGGATCGAGGCCCCGGATCGGTCGGCAGCAAACGAGAGCTCCTGAAACTCCTGCGTGGTGACACCGACGCGCTTCGACGCCTTGGCCGCCTCGTCGCCAGAGGTGGCCACGGCGCTAACGGTCGCTGCGATGGCGCCAGCTACGAGGGCGATCCCTGCGGCAAGGATCGCGGCAGCCTTGGCGGCGCTTGCCATGTTGTCCGTAGCGCTGGAGATGGCGCTATCGAACTCCGACAGCTCGGCCGTATCGGCATCAACGCCGAACGCGACCAGCAGCTCTCGGATAGTCGTGCTCACCGTCGCCTCCGGGGTGTGTTCTGCCTGTTCCTGGCCTCACGCTTGGCTTTCTCTCGCTCCAGCTTCTGGAGCTGGTCCATCGCATCCTGGGCTACGTGCGCCTCGTAGACGTCCGAAAACGCGAGAGCCTTGACCGCGAGCATCCGCCCGGGGTCAATGCGTCCGGAGCCATCCACAGAGAGACGCATTGTCCACCAGTTTACTCCGTCGTCGGCTGCTTTTCGGACGACAGCGCGCCCTTGGCCTGGGCCATCGCCCTTTGGACGAGGGCGCCGAAGCCATCCAGCGGCCCGAAAAAACGGTTGTAGAGACCCACCTTCCACGCGGCCGTGATCAGCTCGGTGTAGTTGCGCCCGTAGGCGTCGTCGAAGGCGAGATCCGCAGAGAGCGGCTTGTCGTCCCTGTTGGTGTTCACCAGGATGTCCCGAACCAGCCTGAGGTCGAGGGCTTCGATGGCGCGCCGCATGGACGGGCCGCTGCTGGAGAAGTCCAGGGCCGCCAGGTTCTCGACGATCTCGGGGTCGTCCATGACCGCGCCCACATCGAACTTCCCGCCAGGCTTGGCCCCGCGCTTGAGGGCTGCGGGTACGGTCTTGGCGAGCACCGACAGGCCTGTGCCGGCGAGCGGGTCGATGATGGCTGCAGCCACCCGGGAGCAGACCGCGAAGCCGTCTGTGGGGGCGTGGGGCATGACCTCGTAAGCGTGCGGCTTTCCGTCCGCGTCCTTGAGCGTGAATCGGTGAACTGACATGGTGCGTCCTCGTGGTCAGGCCTGCGCTACAGCGACGTGGCCAGCTTGATGGTGGGGTCGGGGAGAAGGATCCGGAACTCGACAGGATCCCGGCCAGCGCCCATGACGAGCTCGGGGCGGGAGATGATGATCATGTGCTCGGATTCGACGATGTCGCCGTTGGACGGATCGAACAGGCGGAAGGCGCGGGCGGGGATGGCCCCACCCTCAGCGACTTCCGTGCGCTGGTCGGCCCGGATGGCGGCCAGGTACTTGTAACCAGCGCTCTCGGGCTTCAGAGACATGGTGACGATGTGCCGGTTGTCTGAGCTCACATTGAGCGCAACCGAGGTGCCATCGACGGACACCTCGTGCTCGTCGTCAGCGGTGACCGGTGCAACGGTGATGATGGTGTCACCCGCAAAGCCGGAGATCCGGTAGGGGCTGGTATAGACCTGGACGGCCTGAGGGCTGTAGGCGCGGGTAGTGTCGGCCATGGGTCACGCTCACACGATGGCGGTGGAGGAGAGGTTTACGGTCAGGCTGATACCGATGGCGCCGACGACGTTCTGGGCGCCGACGGTGAAGCGCATGGTCTGAGATGTGCGGTCGGCAGCAGTGATGGTCTCGGGGGTGATGACCACCTGGCCCTTTTCGAAGTGCTTTGCGGCCACGCCCAGCAGGGCGACCTTGCCGATCTCACCGGCTACGCGGTTCTGACCGTCGGCGTTCACGCCCAGCTTCTCACCGTTACCGGCGAGGACTGCGATCAGGTCGGCGAGGGCTTCGCGGAGGCGGGTCTCGAACCAGTCGGCGGTGATGATCTGATCGAAGGCGCGGCTGTTGAGGTTGCGCCCTAGGTCGAAGTAGGCGTTGTTCAGCGTGCCGAACGGGAGCGCGAAGTTCGCGTTGTTCGCGCGGGCGAGGACCTTCTGGGCCTGCGTGATCGCAATGGCGGTGAAGGTGCCGACCTCGGTCACCGGGGTGTTCCAGGGGACGGAGTTGGTGTCTGGGCTGTAGGCCAGGCGGTTACCGCCCAGGCCCTCGGCGCGCACCTCGGCGTCGGTGGCGTGGTAGACGATGAACACCCGCTCCTTGTCGTCGATCGTGGTGTAGCCAGCAGGGACGCTGGCGGTGAGCCAGTCGGCGTCAGCGCTTTGGACGATGCCGACGAACTTGGAGCCGGCGGTCTCCTGCGTGTCCAGCCAGCCGGAGAGGACGACATGGTCGGCCGCGGTCCGGTCCTCGATGTGGATGCCGTAGAAGTCGGAGTCATCGGCGAGAATGGCGTCCAGCGCGTCGGCGATGGTGTCGCCACCTGCATCGTCCCACTCACCGACGAGCACGGACTCGGGGCGAACCGACTTACCATCGCTGTCTCGCTGGCCAAACATTTCCGTGATGGCCGCCAGGGTCCAGGCGTTGATCTCGCCCGCTACCAGGTCAGTCGCGGCAGTCGCGATGTCGGTGTACTCCTTGGTTGTGGCTGCGCCGAGGGTGATGTCCTTGCCGACGATCAGCGGGCGGAACGAAGCCGGGCCCGATCCGGTGGACAGGGCCGCCAGGTTGATGGTGATCGCAATGCGGTCATCGTGGGTTGCGGGGTCGAGATACGGCATGGGTCACCTACACGGAGACGGAGATTTCGGTTTCGAGGTCGGGGTACGCGTCGGAGGACTGGGTCACGGTGGCTGCGATGGTGGCGAGCTCCACCTGGGTACGGGCGGCGGCGGTGACGGTGTAGTGGACGGTCACGTCGAGCCCGTAGCGGGGCTCATGCGAAGAGTCGAGCAGCTCGGTTAGCCGCTCTATCCCGGCGAGAGTGAAGAACCCGAGGCGGGGCCAGCCTGCGGCCTCGAGGGTGTCGGCGACGGTCTCGGCCGTGGCGCAGGACAGGCGCAGCTCTTCCAGCCACTCGGCGGTAGCCTCGCCGTAGCCCTGGATGCTGATGGTCGCCGTCCTGTGTCCCCTGCCGCGCTTGGTGGGCACGCCGGCCGTCAGCCCGTCCACCTCCTCGTCGAAGCCCTGGGTGGCGCCGGGGGCGATCACGTTGATCGTGAGGTAGGGGAGGTCCGGGCGCGGGAACGGCTGGTCCGCGAAGATCGCCTCATCCGCCGCGAGGGCAGTCCCGGCCGGGTTGGCGTAGGCCATGACCCACACCAAGCAGGCCTGGCGCAGCGTCTCGACGGGGGCGGTCAAGCGGCCTCCCGCAGCCTGACGACTTCGACCCGGTAGTGGGGGATCGGGGCGTTGGAGAAGTAGGGCCCGACCTTGAGGACCTTGAACCAGGTGGAGCCGTCGCGGTTCACGTTGTCGGCAGCGGTCTTGCCGTGCTGGTCAGCTGTGCGCAGGAGGGTCGTGGTGAAGATCTTGGCATGGTCGCTGGCTCGCTCACCCTCGGCGAGCATGGCGATCTCACGGCCGTTGAGGGGCTGCCAGGAGCCCTTGAAGGTGGATGTGGTCGGTGTGGCGGACCCGCGCCCTGCAGCCCAGGTGGTCACACCGAAGCGCCGCAGGTTCACCGTGATGAGCCCCAGGATCATGACGCCGCCTGTCCGGGCAGGGTGCCGGTGGAGCGGTTGTTCATCACGACCAGGTGGCTGATGCTTTGCCTCATGCGGCCCGTGTGTTTCAAGGGAACGTTTGCCGGGTATTTCCGCTTGAGCGTGATGTCGGCGTTCTTCTTGTATGGGTCGCCACCAGCCCGGATCTTGTTCTGGATGTCGCGGGTGACGCGCAGCCCGAGGCGCCCCAGGCCATACTCCAGGGTCCTGTTGCCCGAGCCGGGGAAGCGCAGGGCGGCGTCCACGAACCCGCCCACGGCCTCGTCGAGCTCCTTCTGGTACTCGGCAGCATGGTCGGCCACGGTGGAGCGCATGAAAGACCGCTCGGGAATGTGCTTGGTCCCGAACTCGTTGGCTGCGGCGTACCCCGCGAGGGTGATCCCGCTCTCTGTCATCTCCGAGCCCACGTCCTGGAGGATGCCGACGTAGACCACCGGGACACCGGACCGCGCGAGCTTGTCCAGATCCCTTTTCAGAGCTGCGTAGCCATGATCGCGGTCGGTGACTCCGGACACATCAGCTCCTCATCAGGCGATGGTGTGGGCGTCGGGGGTGGTGTCATGGGTGTGTGTGCCAGGACCGTGGACGTGGCCAGCCTGGGTCGGCGTGACCTCGTAGGTGAACCAGACCGTATAGTCACGCGCCGCGTTGGGATCGTTGGCGCTCTGGAATGTGCCGTATGCAGCGTCCACAGATGTGGGGGTCTGGTTCGCCGAGTCTTCGTTGAGCTTGTAGATCGCGAACCCTGCGCTTGCCGGGGTCACACAGCCAGGCAGCCCCATGAACTTGCTGACGCCGATGCTGATGGTCATGCCAGCGCCGCCGACCAGGCCGGCCACGGTGGCCGAGTCCACGCCCGAGAATGCGTTGTCCGTGTAGATCAGCGCCGGGGCACCTACGATGAGACTCACCACCTCTGAGAGAGGTTCTCCGCTCGGGCCGGGGCCGACGATGGTCAGGGTGCCCGCGTCGATGGCGGCGCCTGCAGCCAGGTCCACGGTGAGCACTCGCGGATAGTCGGGCTGGCCGACGATGGCGCACGCACCGTTGGCGACCTGCAGGGCCGCCTTGACGGTGACCAGTTCTTCAGCGATGGGATCGACGTAGTGCACGAACCCGCTCCGCTCTTCTGCGGTGCTGGTGGCGGTAGCGCTCGCCGTATCGGCTGCGCTCGGGGCGCCGGAGGTGCTTGCTCCGTGGGCCTGGATGGTGCCAAGGCCGACCGTGCCAGCGCCTGAGCGGTACATCAGGGAGTAGGCAGCGCCGCCTCCCAGGTCCAGCAGGGCGGGGGTGTCGGCCGCGGTGAAGTGCAGGACGTTTCCGCCAGCAGCCACCAGGGCGGCCAGCGCGTCCAGCATGGCATCGCGGGCCTGCACGCTGGTTCCGATGTCGGATGCCAGCAGGTAGTCCGAGTAGACCAGTCCGGTGACCGCGCCGGCTGCGGCTTCGAAACGCCCGTCGGTCCCAGCTCGGTCCACGGCGACGGTGACCTTGGTGATGGTCGCGCCGACGTCGCCCGCGTTGGTGGTGAGCTGGTCGAGGGTGAACGCCTCGATCCGGTTGGTGACACCGTTCGCTGTCGAGCGCAGGGTGAGCACGTTGCCGGCGTGGCTTACGACCTCGCACAAGCCGTTGTTGTCAATGTCATCGGCACCGTCGACCATGACGATGTCAGAGGCGGCGAAGGTGGCCGCGCCCTGGGTCGTGATCGTGGGGTCGGAGGCCCCGTTGACGCCAGCGGTGAACACACCAGCACCCACGGTGTCGTCGGCGGTGGCGGTGGGCAGGTAGTTGATCACCCGTCCGCCGGTGACGGCCACTGCGGTGGTGTACCCGGTGTTTTGCACCAGGTAGTTGGCGTCCACGTCGAAGTGCTCGAAGTCTCCGATCACGCTCGAGCCTTGCACCAGGAGATCCCCGGTGAGGGTCATGGTGGCGAAGGTCGGCGATGCCGTGGCCCGGATGTCCTGGGCGGTGTCGATGGTCGGGTTACCGGCTTGGCCGTCGCCGTTGGCCACGGTCAGCGACAGAGAGCCCGCGGTGACGGTGCGCCGCGCGTAGGTGTCGGCCGCTGTCTTGGCGAGCAGGCCCGCGGTGGCGTCCAGGGCCTCGAGGGCGGCCAGGTCGTCGGCCAGGGACAGGGTTGGGTTGCCGGCCACGCCGTCGCCGTCAGCGATGGTGATGCCAGCAGCGGGAGCGGTGATGGTGCGGCCAGCGGCGGTGTTGAGCGCCGTCTTGGCCACGAGCCCGGTGGTGGGGAGGGTCATGGCGACAGGGGTCGTGCCGTTGCCGACGGGGACCACATCGGCCGCGGAGGCGTCGAAGGCCACAGCGCCGTCGGTTCCGTTGCCGACCAGCATGTTGCCCTCGGGGAGCACCACCTTGGCGGCCAGGGTCGCGGCGTCGAAGAGGTCGTCTTCCATGATCGCCCGCCCGGTGGCGTCGGCGCTGATGGTATCGGCCTGCAGGCTGGCGTTGCCGTGCTTGTTGACCAGGGCCGCACCCGGGTACCAGACGATGACGCCGACG